TTCAATATTGATATTATTGATCTTTTTCTTATATACGCTTTTTAAAGCTTCTCTAAGATATCTAAACTTTATCATTATTATCTCTATAACTTATTTTAATATTATTTATAATAATTTAATTTTTCACATATATTTATTTTTAATTCTATCTAAATAAAATACTGTCTTTTTTATCAATCTTTTAATAATTGGGTGATCAATTGAACCACCAAATGCTATAATATAAGCAAATAAATCTGGACTATATTTTAAAGAATCTTTAGCTCCGCCTCGTAAAACGTCAAGGGCTTTATTATAATCTTTTGTTGAACGCATTAATTGATCTGCAATATTGAAACCATACGCTTCAACTTCATCTGTATTACCTAAATATTGTTGAGCCTTTTGAACATCTTTACTATCAGAATTAAATTTAGTAAATTGTCTTCCTCTAATTCCACCTCTTGAACGATATTGTTTTTGATGGATCATTTCATGAGTAAGAGAAGAAAGAATAGTATTAACTAACCATTGAAATCCTTCGGCCGATAAAACAATCGTTTTATCTTTATTATTAAATACCAATTCAATCTCAATGGCTATTTCATCATCAGCATCTTCTTCTGGATCAAAATATGCGTTTACTATCATTTGACCGGAATCTGGAGCAGGATCTTTAATATAACTTATATTAAAATAATGTTTATCAGCTACACTACTAAAAATATCAGTAATTTTTTGAGGAGTATATTCTTTATTTATTAATTTAGATTTAAGCTTTTCTAGATCTACTCGTACCTGTTTTAATGAAGGCAATTGTGTAGTTTCGCGTATATCTATAAAAGAGATCATATATTATACTATTTCACTATTCTGCTTTTGATTATAAACAGAATTAGCAATTTTAATCTTTTCCTGATTAATTGCAATAGATAAACGATCTTGAATTAATTCATTGAATTTTTTATTTGCTGCATTCATATTATTAGCTTCAAGATCATTAATAAAATTTGCTATATTTTCATGTGACATAATTTATTTCCTTTAATAGTCATCTTCATTATTAGGGCCCATTTCTTCTTTTTCGGCCTCAATTTGCTTTTTCATATCTTCTATTTCTTTATCAGACATTTTAAGAATATTTTTCATTGCAAATTCAACTGAAATATATTTACCAATATAGTTCTCAAGTTCGCTCAATGCACTAACACGATCTGTAAGTTCAGTGGTATCTCTAATTTCAGTAAAGAATTTACCTGCTGCTTCAATATCAATTTGTTTTTTCATTTCATCAATTTCGTCTTCATCCATTTTAAGAACGTTTTTCATTACATAATCATGAGAAATATATTTACCAACATAAGGCTCTAATTGTTGTAATGTATTAATTCTTTCTGCAATAATTTCAGCTTCTTTTAATTCGGAAAAATAATTATCTTGAGCATAATCAATCGTAATATCAGAATGCCATTTATTCCAATCTTGTTGAGTAATAATATTTTTTAATATTAATTGTGTTTCAAGTATTTCGAGGAATAGTTTAGAAAATCTTCTACGAAGACGGTCAATAAATTTTTGAAATTTTAATTCATCACGTGTAATTTCAGATGTTCGACCAAGACTAAATCCATTATCTGATTCTAATCTTGAAAGAGGAACATTCAATGCTTCGTATAAACGCTTTTTGAAATATATTATATCATCAATTTGACCAAGATTTTCACCTCCTGGTAAAGTTGTTATTTCTGTACCTTTACCGCCTTCTTTACGAGGTAACCAAAAATCTTCAAGTAATGACATATGTTTACGATCATCTCGAATATCACCAGTTGATGAATCATATACTAACTTATTACGGTAACGAGCCATAATATCTTTAATATAACCTTCAGCACGACCAGGAGCCATATTACCTACATCAATATAGAATATTCTTCTTTCAGGTGCACGAGCTAAACGATAAATGACAAGAGAATCTTCCATCATTCTCAATTGGTTAACTGGTTTAAGAGCTTTTTGTAGATAAGACAATACCAATGAAGAAGATGAATCAGTTAAACCTGAAGAAACATATACAACAGAATCTGCGGAAAGACGTACAGCATTGGTGGTAGATTTAACTGAAGCATCTGGTTTGTCATCATAAATATAATATTCAGATTGTTTAGTAACAATTGAAACTCCAGTACCAGGATCTTTCTTTGTATCAATCTCTTTTACTTTACGTATTTTTGCGGCATCAATTGGCCTAATATCTTTAATTCCGGCTTTTGTATTCTTCTCATCAACTACAAGATTATATACAATTCGTCCATCTACATACCATCTTCTGAATATATCATGAGCATAATTATTGAAATTCATCATATTTAATATTTGGGTAAATTCATCTCGCATTTGATCTTTAATATTATCAGACACGTCTTCAAGATTATCAAGATAAAGTGATACAATCTCATTATCATAATCAAGTGCAATTGCTTCGTTGACAATATTTTCAATCGCATTATCAACTTCTGAATATTGAGCAATTGCTCTATATTTTTGAATTAAGTTATAATTATCAACAGCTTTATCGCCATCAAGATCTAGATAATGTCCAGTTCGAGATCCAGATGCAGTAATATAAGTTGCACCATCATCAAGTGAAGGAGCAATAGGGGAAGGAAGAATATTAATCCCATCTCCACCGGCTTTTCCAGTTCTTTTAATTTCAAAGCCAAATATTTTAACCATTCATATTATCCCTTATTCAAATAAATCTGGTCGTGCTGATCTTAATGAATCTATAACCATTTCAGTTGCAGCTGTTTTAAAAATAAATGGAAATATTCCATGTACTAGTATAATAATAGCTGCTAAGATAAAAACCGCAGAAAACTTAATTGTTTGAAACAAATGTTCTATATAAGTTTCATTAACAGATTTTGGATGTTCTACAAAATATTTTATCATAGTATATATATATCTACATTAACTTAATAGGATTACAGAACCATAGTCCTGTAATCCAGTTAAATTAACTTGTTGTATTTGATTCCCAATATTGAACTTGAAATTCAACAGTGAATTCTTCGATTGCGTCATTAGCATCGTAAGATAGATCAATTGCTGAAACGTTAGTCGGGAATGCTCCACGAATATCGTATCTTTTAATAGAGTTACCATTTTTATCAAGTTGTTCAACAATAAGATCAGCTTGATAATCAACAGGATTTGTAATACCAGCATTTTGTGAATGCGAATTAATACCATTCATCCAACGCTCCATAGCATTACGAACTTCAAAACCTGTATCATTAAAGACAGTAACAGTCCAAGGTTCAAAGGTACGATCGCCAGCAATTTGCAATTGACGACCACGGAATGGAACCGTAATTGGCGCAATTACAGATGCAGGTAATGCTCCACCTTTACACATAAACGATGTAAGTTCTACATCACCACCAGCATAAATTGGAAAGTTGAGTGTTATTTTAAAGAGATTAGCGCGAGCGCCACCAACTCTTAGTTTTGATTTAAAGTCATCGACTCCAAGTACAGCCATAATTCAATTATTCCTTTCTATACTGTGCCAACTACTTCTTCAAACTCAACGCCAGTTCTAACTGCCACAAAATTCAATGTAACATAGTTAATACTACGTGCTGGTTTAATGAAGATAGATGCAATGAATTCATTACGATCAATTACTGCTGCGGTATTATTTGTTTCGTCACATACAACTCTGAAATCTGTTATACCTCTTCGACCTCTGACCTCACGAAGGAAAGGTTCTACAATATTAACAAATTCAGCTCTTGTAAATTCATCATTAAATTCAAACATTACGTTTCTTGCGGCAATTGCAATTGCTCTTTCGATAGCAAGGAAGAGTCTACGAACATTGATTCGATCAAATGCTGAAGGTCTTGCCATAAACGTTTTATCGCCAAAGAGTAAAATACCTTGACCAGGTATGTTTCCAACTGGATTCAAACCGGCTTTGTAAAGAGTATCTCTGTTTGATTTAGTCGGAGCATAAGATGTTGTAGTAATACCAAGATATGCACCACGACGTTGACCTGCTGGCGAGAACCAAGGAGCGGCATCACGATCAGCTGCAGCACAAAGACCTGCTGTCGAACTTGCAGCAGGAATGAAAATGTACTTGTCGTTATATTTGTCATATACTTTAAGGTAGTTATTATCAACAATTAAGTATGAAGATCTTGTAAAGAGATCAGCACTTGCTACAGCAGATGCTGTTGGTGTTGAATTATTGACAATTGCTGTTCGACTTGGAGAAGCATTGACAACACAATCTTTACGAGTTGAACTTGCAATAGATACAAGATCGTTTACTACTGTTGCTTGGTCAACATTTGAATTCATACCTGGGGCAATAAGGAAATCAACTGTAATTGTATCTACATCTTCAAAAAGATCAAATCCTGTTGTATATTCACTTGTTGTTAGTGAACCAGAAGCAGCACCATTTACAAGTGAGATACTTTCAACCTGTGGAGAACCAACTGTTTGTAAGAAGCTTTCCCCAGATAGAGCCGTTGTACCTGCTTGTGCTGAGAATTTTGATTGATTGCCGAATCCAGCCATCCATATATATCTTGAACGATTATTAATTACGTCTAAGACATAATTACTTGTTCCATCTGTATTTTTAGCATCTGAAGCAAGTGAAACGAATGGATATGTTTCAAGAACGGTACCTGCTGTTCCTGTAAATGAACCATCTTGGTCAACTACAGCCACATGGACTTCATCCTTTGTTGCACTCTTACTAGCAGCATATGTTGATGTACCAGGAGCAGCATCAAAGCTACTTTTATAAGTCCAACCATCAAATGGTTGAGTAGCAGCATCCGAATCTGGAGGGCAAACACTAACTTGCAAAGAGTTACCTAGATCACTAGGATACCTTGCAATAAATGTATGATTATCACTATCTCTTGCAGAAATCTGACCATCCCAATCATTTAAATTTTTGATTGTTGGTGTACCAGCTGCATCTGAGTCGTGAGCATTTTTAGCAGCAGATGTAATTTCTCTAACAACATAGAGAGAATTTGAATAACGTAGATAGTATGCTGCTGAATGAAAATCTACTGAATTGTTGTCGTTGGGTGATGCAAATGTACTTACTAATGTTGCCTCATTATCTATAAGAGTGGCAACTTCGGCTGGTCCCCATCTAAAATTTCCTACATAGGCTCCAGTTGTAGTTTGGACATTTGGAACAACCCCAGTTAAATCAATCTCTTTGACTACAATAGCCGGAGATTCTGATGGAGTAAATAGTGCCATGACCTTAATATTTCCTTGTCAAGTTTAATTTAAATAATATGATTCATAATACGATGCTTTTCAATCTTAATACTATTTATAATTTTATTAATTTAAAAGAATTTATCATTATCATCATATAACCACCCATCAGGAGTTCGCTCAATATTATGTACATTATTGCTTCCATTGTCAATAAATCCAAATGGAACAATATTATCTTCTATTTCTTGTATTTTCTTTTGATATAATATATCTTTTAATGATATATTAGTTAATTCATTAAAAAAGTTTGTTCCAACAAAATAACCAAACATTATAAAATTCATTACAAGATCATCATGGTTTCCATTACTTGCCTCAAAACTATTTCCTCTTGCCTCAAAGCATGTAATCTCTTGAATTGTATTATCATCAATAATTTCGAGTTTATTATTTTCTAATAATTCTTTAAAAGTAGAGCAACCAATTCTTTTTACTTTTCGAGTCATGGCCATACCAATTTTATCAGATTTAATAGCTGACTCAAAGAAAAGATTTTCATATTCAAGATCATAATGAAGACCATTACATACTACAATCCCGTGATCATTATTTTCAACTATAACTAAACAATGATTATATAATGTTGCAAATTTATAAATAATATTAGGGAATAGCAAAGGAGAAATAGTATTGTTTCGGAATGTAGCTACCTGTTTAAAAGGTTTAACGCTAACATCAATTATGTTAAAAGTAGAATAATCCTGACCTATTCCCCTCCCTACATCAACCATCATTACATATTCATGGCCTGATATCGCTTCTTCATATATTTTTGTATTATAATCTAATATATGTAATGGAAGTTTTGATTTGAGATTTAGAAGAGTATCAGCACTAATAAGTGTATCTCCAGTACCATGAAATGTATTTCCAAATTCAACTTGGAATTGCAATTCAGAAGTATTTGATATTGTTAATTTTTTCCAAGCTTCATCTCTTCCTGGTACATCCCACCAATCAACACGAAATGGTTTAAACTCTGATAAACCTTGTACTGCGCTTTCCCATATTTTATAAAATTGATTGCCGACACCATTTGCTGTTGACGTAATAATCACTTGTGTATTTTTACCAGATGAAATCACTGGATATGTACTTGTATAAAATTCAGCAGCTTTTTCAACAAAAGCAAACTCATCAAGCATAATAATATTAGCAGAGAAACCACGAATCGAAGATGCTGATGTTGCAGCAGCAATCACTTTTGAATTATTACTAAACTCAATCGATCCTTTATTGAGAGCCTTACAACCTGGTTGCAAAAAGAATGGTATATTCTCAAGCATGAGTGTCATACGAGCAAGCATCTCACGCGCAGTTGCTCCTTTATTTGCAAGAATTGCTACGGTTTTTTCTGAATGAAAGAGTACATACCAAAGTAAATAAGCAATTGAAGATACACTTTTACCAGATTGACGACACGCAAGAACAACACTAAATCGATTTTTTATAAAGTGTTTAAACATTTTTTCTTGATAAGGATAAAGATCAAATGGAACTAAACCTTTATCAAGATGAATTACTTTTACATAATTTTTTACAAAATAGACAGGATCTTTAGAGCATTTAACATACTCTTCCAAATGTTCTTTTGTCCATGATTGGACAATCCCATCTCTTTTAACTAAGGGATTGCCTAAATAGCTTTCTTTATTTTCCATAACTAAATTATATTATCTTCGTGTAGATCGATAATTTTTGCGCTTTCATCATTATTATTTTGTAATAGTTTTTGAAGTTCTGCGGTAGTACCAACAAATAGATTATTGTTTGTTATATTATTTGATTTCTCATCATTATTTTTATCTATATCTCGAAGCATTTTATTATGTTTCATTAATTCACCATTAGTGTCAGATATGGTTTTAATTAATGTGGCTAAAACCTCAAAAGCTCGTGGATGTTCTGATTCTCTTGCTATTTCAATCATACATTCTAAGCCTTCACGACCTTTTTCAATGAGATCATAATAGGTTTCTCTTG